TCAGGAAGCTGCTGCTGTGTTCGTAGCCGGGCGCGGAACCTTGATCTGCACTTTGTAGCGCTGCCTGAGCCACTGCTCATAGGCTTGTGTTTCAGCTTGCGCCCACCACTGGGCATATTGCGCCCGCTCCTGGCGCAGCTGCTCGGCCGCAGGCGCTTCGCGCTCCAGCCGCTTGTTGACGCGAACCACCACATAGCCTTGCGCGCCCAGATCCACACCAACGAGTTGCGGCAGCTGCCCTGCATCGGCTCGCAATACCGCATCCAGCACGACGGCAGGCAGATCACGCGGTTGATCACGCGAGACGATCTGGGCCGCCCCCAACCGGGCTTCGGCAGGAGCAGCCTTCCATGCGGCCAATTTTTGCTGACCTTCGAGTCGGGCCAGTTCGGCCGCGCGCGCCTGCACGACACGCTCGCGCACAGCCGACTTGACCTCGTCAAGAGGCAAGGTACGCGCCGGGCTGTAGCGCACGATGCGTGCCGCAGCCAGCTGGCTAGGGCCGGTTTCGACCGCCTCGGTATTGCGTTTATGCTGGATCACGTCAGAGCCAAAGACGGCCTGCAGGAATTTGGCCTGAGCCAACACGCCCACCGCCCCTGGCCGCGGCTCGCGCCGCACGCCGCTGGCGCGCTGAATCGTCAGGTTGAGCTGGGCTGCCACCGGTTGCAAGCTGTCGGACTGCTCGTAAACCATGTTGCTGAAAGTCTCCGCCGCCTCGGCAAAACGGGCACGGGCCCGCTGGGTCTTCAGCTCCTCTTCCAGGCTGGCCCGCAGTTCGGCAAACGTCTTCTGTTTGGGCTCCCTGATGTCGGTCAGTTGGATGATGTGATAGCCGAAATCGGTTTCGACCACCTCGCTGATTTCACCTTTTTTGAGCGAGAAGACGGCATCTTCGAATGGTTTGACCATGGCACCACGGCCAAAGTAATCCAGGTCACCGCCCTTGGCCGCCGAGCCCGGGTCCTGGGAGTGTTTGCGCGCCAGTTCGGCAAAGCGCTGTGGCGTCTGGCGCAACTGAGCCCGCAACGCCTCCGCCTTGGCACGCGCCTGCCGACGAACGTCGTCCGATGCGTCCTTGCCCACCGCAATCAAGATGTGACTGGCGCGGCGTTCTTCCTGACCGCTGAGACGTGCCGCGTTCTGCTCATAGTAACTGCGAAGCTCCTGTTCGTCGATCTTGATCGTACGTCGGACCGCATCCATGTCGAGCACCACGTACTCGATGTCAGCCTGCTCCGGCGCTTGGAACATGGCTTGATTGGCCTGATAGAACGCCTGCACCTCGGCATCGGTTGGTTGGACGCGAGCGATGTAGTCCGCTGCGGCAAAACGCGCCAGTTGAACTTCCCGCCGTTCGTGATAGGCCGCCAGCGCCAGATCAGCCGGGGTCGCCACCATCAGTGCCGTCTGCATCAACGCGGCTTGCATCTGACGCAAGGCCAGCTCCTGCCGCACGCTGGCCTCGAAGGATTCCGGGCTCATGCCCTGGCTGCCCAGCAGCAGGCGGTAGCGCTCCATGTCCAGCGTCCCGTCGGGCCGGCGCAACTGAGCGATTGCCGGAATGGACTGTAATTCGCGTGCCAGCCGCGCATCGCTGACTCCGATACGCGCATCCTGCGCAGCCAGCGCCAGCATACGCTCGCGCACCAGGCGCTCCAGCGTGCCATAGCGCGCAACATCGGAATCCAGCAGCTTGGCATCCACACCAGGCATCAGCTGCCGAATACGCTCGACCTCCTGGCGATGCGCCGCCTCCCACTCACCGCGGGTGACGTCAGCAGGACCGACCCGGGCCACGGCCTTGTCTTTTTCCAGGAAGCGGTTGTAGCCATCGATACCCACCAGCACGAAGGACGGAATGATCAGCAAAAACAGCAAGACCATGAGAATCTTGTTGTGCTTGCGTACGTGTTCAAACATGAGCGCGCTCTCCATGGCACATCCGGCTCATGCCAGATGCTCGACAACAAAAAAGGCGAACCTGCCGTTCGCCTTTGCCGTAGTGGTGGGTGCTGACGGGATCGAACCGCCGACCTACGCCTTGTAAGGGGGTAAAAGTCCCTTGCAGATCAACCACTTGCGGCTGTCACCTGCTTTTCTGACCAGCCGGTCCAACGGGCTATGGCCCATTCTACACGGTCGCCCCCATGCGGCTACCCAGGCATGCCAGGGCTGGGGGCTGCGCTATCGGCTCCCGCCATGACCTGGGCCGCCCAGGCAGGTTCCCGCGCGGGTATTGAGGCCGCCCCCGCGCGCCCGTGGCGTTCGGGCTCATGACGGCGGCATCACATCAGCGCGGCCTCCGCCTGCCGGCGCGCCACCAGCCCGGGCAGCACGCGCCCGCCTGCGCGCACCCAGCGCAGCAGCTCGGCCTTGGCGCCTTCCCAGTCCATAGCGTTGATCTTGCGCCGCAGGGTTGATGTCTGCAGCCGGCCCGCGCCCAGGTTGTAGGCGAAGTCCACGATGGCGCAGAAGCGCCGCCAGTCGTCGGTCAGCAGCGCCAGCGGCAGCAGGCCCGGGCACAGCCGGATGACGGCCGGCGCGTAGGTGTGCAGCAGCTCGTGCGCGAGCATCGCCCGGGCCTGCGGCTCGGTGATGGGCGGATCCTGCAGCGTGACCTTGCGCCCGTCCAGGTAGTAGGTGCTGCCGTAGCCGATGGTCGGCACGCCGGCCGGACACAGGTAGGGCTTCGCGCGGAAGCCCTCGAAGCGCATGCAGAGCTGTTCGGCCAGACTCAGGTTCATGCCAGCCCGCGCTTGGCAAGAGTCCTGTCCAGGAACCAGTAGTTGGTCACGCCGGACAGCAGGGCCATGAAATCAGGGTTGAGCACGACGGCCACGATGTCCTTGACCGGCAGCGCGTCGCGCACGGCCAGCGCCACGATGGTGGCCATGCCGGCCATGTAGATGGCCCACAGCGTGGCGGTGATGAGCGGGCGAATCAGCGCGCTCAGCCACAGCGCGAACCCGCCAGCCTTGGCGGCCAGCTCGGTCTGCTGCTGCAGCGCGGCCTTGAATGCGTCCATCGCGCCGCCGTCGATGGCCAGCGCGCGCTGCGCGCCGATCTCGTCGAGCTTCATCTGGCCGCGCGCCTTCTCCAGCTCCACCTGCCGCTCGAACATGAGCAGCTCGTGCGCCCGCTCGTCTTTCTTGTCCAGGGCCTTCAGAAGCTCTGGCGCCAGGCGGAACAGACCTCCGACGATGCTGCCCAGGATGCCGCCGCCGAAAAGCGAAGCGAAAAGGTCCATGCCAATTCCTCCAGATCAGTGCCACGATTCTTGGGCACGATCTGGAGCCTGGCGGATTTTTGTTCAGCGCGTGGCGGCCAGCTTCTCGCGCAGGCGCTCCAGCTTCTCACGCTGCAGGGCCAGCTCACGCTCATGCTCTGCCGGCAGTATGTTGCCGTTGCGCTCGCGCCGGTTCAGTTGGACGATGTTGCTGCGCACCTCGTCCATCTGCTTTTTCAGCTCCAGGGCCCTGAATGTGGCATTGCGCTCGGTGTTGCTCTCGCGCACCTTGGCGATGCCGGCGATGTCCAGCAGGTTGACCACTGGATTGGCCTTGTCGCCCTGGCTGTTGAAACCCGTGTACCCCAGGATGTCGGTATCGAATGCCGCTGCCGCAGCATCCATGGCCTTGTTGGCCGAATGGCTGCCAGGCACGAATACTGCATTCGGCACGATCTGGCGGTACAGATAGATGGCGCGCTTCTTCGCGGCCTCCCATTCGGTGTCGGACTCCTTCACGATCTCGCGGCCGGTGAATGTGTCCTTGTTGCCCCACAGCGCCATGTACATGCCGTGCAGCACCGGGTGGCTGGGCATGAATGGCGCGGCCCACGGCATGCCGCCCATCTGGTTGTCGAAGTCCAGCAGGTCGCCGCCTGGCACGCGCCGGCTCATGTCCAGGAAATAGGGATTACCGTCCTTGCTGTTGATGGGCAGGCGCACCATCTTGTTGCTACCCAGCGCAGTGCGGCCCTTCATGTAGTCGGGCATGTTCTTGCGCTCCTCGTCCTCGTCGGCATCGTCGCCGAGCATGGCGTAGGCCAGCCAGTTGGCGCCTCCCAGCAGCGCCATGGGCAGGATGATGCGGTCCGGCCGGGTGGCGGCGGTGTACAGCAGGGACGGGATGACGTTGTAGGTGTAGCTGAAAAACGGGCTCCATACCCGCTGAATCGTGCGCACGCCCTCCGGCACGTCGGCATAGTTGAAGAAATACCGCTCCGCGTCGTCCACCGCCTGCCCTGGCGTGGCGCCGGCCTTGCGCCGGTCGATATAGACCATGAGCTTGAAAATCTGGTCCTCGAACTCATAGGCCGCGCGCATCTTCTCCCGATACCATGACACGGGCTTGCCTGGGTACTTCTTCAGGAACTCGGCCATCTTGGTCGCGCGGCTGGCCACCACGTCGGACTCTGTCATGAACTCGCGCAGCTCGGGCATCAGGGCCTGCTGGATTTCCGCGTTGGCGAACTCCGTGCCCAGCAGGCCGTTTTCCACGGCCTCCTGGTACAGCGGCCCTTTGGTGCGGTACTCGCGCATCACTTCGCGCCAGACGCGCGGATTGGCGATGTTGATGCCGGCGAAGTGCGCCATGAACAGGTTGCTGACCACGTTGTTGCCGTGGGCAACCGGGTTCCATACCGTCTTGCCTTCCTTCCACAGGCTCATCGCGCGGTCATATGCCTGCACGATGGCGCTGTTGTCCTGGACGGCTCGCTTGAGCTGGTCGGCCACCTGCGGATGCACGTACATGCCGGAGAGCATGCCGTACATCTTGACGCCATTGCTCCCGTGGATCTCGCGGTCCGGCACCTTCACCCAGCCGCCCGGGTTGTGCATGCTAGCCAGATCGGGGTTGCTGGCGATGCCCTTGAACAGGCGGCCCAGCGCCAGGTCTTTCTGCGTCTCCACATACCCCAGCGCGAACCGCAGGATGGCGTCGCGCACCTCGCCCATCTGCTCGCGCTCGGTCTTGGTGAAGTCGCGCCACATCAGCACCTTCTGCCCGGCGTTGAATCGCTCCGGCAGCGGCAGGCCCTTCTCGATGGCCGTGCGCAGCTCCACGGGGATGGGGCTGCCGTCCGGCATCGACGACAGGCGCCAGCCCAGGCGCTCCATGTCCTTGACACGCCCAGGCGGCACCTCGCTGGTCAGGCCGCGAGACTTCAGGCGCTCGCCACGGATGCGCAGGCGGGCTTTGGTCAGCCAGCCGGCGATCTGGTCCTTGCTCTGCAGCTTGCCGATGAGCGGGTTGCGGTACACGCGCGGCAGGTAGTTGGCTACCTTGCGGTCTGGCGACATCATGCCAAGTTCGATCAAGTCCTGTGCCTGACGCTCGAAGGCGGCCGACATCGCGGCTGCCATGTCGGCGATGGCCTGCGGCGGGTTGTCGCCCAGGTCCACCTCCTTCTCGATGAAGTCCGACAGCAGCGCGCGCATCTCCTTGGGCATGTCCTTGCCGGCCTGGGCCACCTTCAGGGCCGCCTGCTGGGCCCGGTAGTTGTCGGCCTGGTACTTGCGCATCAGCTCGCGGAATGCGCCGGGCTTGGTGTCCATCAGCTTGATCTTGCCCAGGATGCTGCGGGCGAAGTCCATGCCGGCGTCATAGCCCTTGCGCCCGGCCTTCCAGACCCTGCGGCCGGCTGCGTCGCGCTCGAAGCCGAACAGGTCCTTGAGCTGGAATGCGTCCGGGCTGCTGGTGCGCTTCGATTCTGGCCCAAGGTCCAGATCGTCGCCGTAGTCTGGCCCATCCTCGCGCACCTCGGCCGCGTGCCCGGTGTAGATGACCTGCTCCGGGCGAAACACCACGAAATGCAGCTCCTTCTTGCCGTACTTGCGCGCGTCGATGATGATGCTGTCGTAGCCCTGCTCCTGCAGCTTGCGGGCGTAGCGGTTTGCGTCCTCCTTGGACTCGAAGATCGGCAGGGCGTCGGGGCTTATGACGTAGGGCTTGCGGATGTCCAGGTGGAAGGGCTCCACCAGGCCGCTGCCGCCGCGCTCGCTGGCCGTGTCGGCGTAGCTGCGGGCCTCCTCGCGGCCGCTGGTGAAGAACACCCCCAGGCCGGCCGCCGTTTTCTCGCTGGCGCGCCCCAATGCAGCCAGCTCGAAATCCTGCGCGGTCAGCGCGCGGCCGGCTCCACGGTAGATCGTGACGGGCTTTCCGTCTCGACGAAGGGCAGTTGCTCCAGCCCAGCCCGCAGGTGCGGGTGTTCCTGCAACACTTGTGCCCAGCTCTTTTCCGGCCAGTCGCTCACGTCCTGCTCGATCAGCTCGCGCGCCTTCTCCAGGTGCTGCTGCTGGTTTCGTGAAATCAAGGTCATAGTCACCGTCCTGGTTGTCGCGCGCGGCGCGGCCGGCCGCATGGCCCTTCATCTTAGCGCGCGCCTTGTTTTCCTGCCAGGCCATCTTGCGCAGGAATTTGAACTCGGGTCCGGTATCCGGCGAAACCCGCACGCTGCGCTCATTGGGGATAGTATCGCCAGATCTGAATTCGCGCATCTCGATCAGGCTGCGCACCTGGCCGCTGTCGCTGACATGGACGGCATCGAGCGCCATGCCGCTGATGGCGCGCAGCGCACGGTAGCTGCGCGACACCGCGATCACCCTGTAGCCCTTCATGCTCAGAACCGCCTTGGCCAGCGTCCTGTGGTTGCGGTCACTGTCCATACCGAGCGATGCGGATGGGATGGTCGTCACGCCGACGACCTTGCCCTGGGAGTTGACCGCAATCAGCGTCACGACCCCATCGTCCACCTGCAGGCGCTTGGCCATCTCCATGGCGTCGGATGGTCCGCCGATGGAAGCGCCGGCCCACTCGTGGCCGCCGTAGGGCTCTGGCTGTCCGAAGTCCTTTTGATGCACCTCCCACTTGCCCATCTCGTCGATCACCGCGTACTTGTTGGTGTCGATCACCACATGCCCTTTGAACTTCGGGCCGCCCTTGATGTGGCTATAGCCGGAATAGGCCCGCGTCAGGCTCTCGTCGGCGCTGCTGGGCGTCGGGTTGCCGCTCGGGTGGTTGTGCAGCATGTAGTAGCCGGTGGCGCCACGGCTCTTTGCCGCCTCCATCAACCGCTCAAGGTAGCCGTTCACGTCAGATCCGATGATGGCGGCGGCCGATCCGGGCAGGCGCGATGTCAGGCCCATCTGGCTGACGATCTTGCCGTCGTCGTTGACGAACACCACGCGGAACGTTTCAAAGCGCGGGTCGCGGTACACCTGCGCCAGGGTGGCGAACTCCTCCGGCGTGCGCGCGGTCTGCCCTACCAGGCTGACGCGCTGGCGCGCAGCGAAGTCGGACGACAGCGCCATGGCCAGCGGGTTGCCCATGTCGCGGATGTCGCGCAGCGCCTCGGCCGCCTCCTGGCGGGCGGCGTCCACCCCTGGGCCGGCCTGCGTCTCGACCGGCCGGCTGTCCAGGAACAGGTCGAGCTGGTCGTTGAACAGGTCGGGCTGGTCCGTGCTGCGGCCCTCTTTGGCCACCAGGACGGAATCTAGGCCGTCTGCTTCGGCGGCCAGTCCGCCCGGCCCTCCTGGATATCGCGCAGCGCCCGAGCCGCCATCACCCGAGCGGCTGCCCGCATCGTCTCCTCGCTGGGCTTGCTCGGGCTGCCGTCCTTGGCCAGCATCGCCGCCAGCTTGTTGTAGGCCACCGCCTCCAGCAGCTCGATGGATGGCGTCTGTGAGGGCTTTCCTTGCGGCTGCGATGTACTCATCTTGCGTCCCATTCTCCGTGATGCGGGCGGCCTCCTCCAGGATGACCTCCGTGTCGATCCCTGCGGCTTCGGCCTGGGCGATCAGCGCCTGCAGGTCCGTGTCGTCGTACCGCGTGATGCCGGCGCCGCGCAGCTCCTGCAGGTCGGCCTCGTCCAGCATCAGCGGGTCGCCTTCTTCCTGGGCGGCTGCCCGGTAGTCCTCGAATCGCGCATCGGCCTCGGCCTGCGCGATGCGCTCCCAGCCCTCGGCAGTGTACTGCGGCGTGCGGATGCTGCGCTGGATGATGTCGGCGGCGGCGCGCTCGCTCTCCTCCTGGATGTAGCCGGCTTCGTACAGCAATTCGGCTGCGCGCGCCAGGCTCAGGCCCGGGCGCCCCTTGCCGGCAAACAGGAAGCGGTTGCCAAAGCGCGGATTGCCGTCGATGGACAGCTCGCTGCGCAGGCTGCCATCCAGGCCGCCCTTGTCGATGATGAACCCATGCGCCGAAAGCGGCGCGCCGGCCTGGCCAGTCCGTGGCAAGGCGATGCGCCTGGCGGCCCTGGCCTCGGCAGCAAGCTGGCGCTCGGTCTTGGGCACCAGAACGAACCCGGCGCCATCCTTGCTGCGCACCACGCGCAGGTGCGGCTGCATCTTGCGCGCTGCCTTGGCGGCCCGGTCCGTCTTGAACGGCTTGCCGCCCTGGGCAATCGGCGTGAAGTCCACCCCCACGGGACCATCGTCCTGTACCGGCTCGATGGCCCGCTGGGCCTGGGCCGCCTGATGCTGCGCGGCGTCCTGCGCGCGCTCCTGCTCGATGCGCGTCGTGCCGACAGGATCGGATCCGCGCACCGGCTCCATCGGCGCGCTGGCCAGCGCCTGCTGCGGCACGGCCACATCGGGATTGGCGTCGGCCTGGTCCGCCATGGCCACTCGGGCGTCGGGTTGCGCAGCATCGGCCTTGTGGGCCGGGGTTCCCGTGGCGTCGGGTAGGTCGTCAAAGGCGCTGGTGTCGATGCCGGCAGGCGTGGCGCTCGCCGTGGGCGCTGCGTCGGCTGCGGCCTCCGATGCGTCGGGGGCAGGCGGCTGCACGGCGGGCGGCTGGGCGGCCTGCTCGGCCGGCTGCGGCATCGGCGCAACGGTGGCTGGCATGCTGCCTGGCACCGCCTGCTCGATAGCGGCCAGAACCCTGGCCACAGCATCGCCACTCTGCCGGCCTTGCGCTGGCGCAGCAAGCGGATTGGCCGGATTGGCGCCGGCCTGGGCGGGCGTCCCGAACACCCGGGCGGCTGCCGCCTGGTAGTCGGCCAGCGTCGGCTCATCGCCTGCGGTCGGCTGACCAAGCCGCTGAATCGCCTTGTGCGCGCCGCCCATCAGGCTGGCCTGCGTCAGCGTGGCAATGAGCGTCTGCAGCGCGGCGTCCGGGCGCTCCTGCAGGTACTGGCCCCAGGTCTTGCCGCTGTCGCCGGCTGCCACGTCGATGGCGTCTTGCACGATGGTGGCCACCTGCTCGCCAGGCACTTCCTTGGCCAGCAGCTCGGCCAGAAACCGCTTGGCGCCTTCCTTGCCCATCTTGTTGACGATGACGCCCATGGGCATCTTCTCGGTCAGCCACTCGGTGGCGGACATGGCCGTAGCGGCTGCGCCGGCTTTCAAGGGATCGGCGCCCTGCCCACGGAATTTCGCGTACTCGCCGGGCACCATCGGCGCCACCATCCCGGTCAACGCCACGCCTGGGTTGCGCGTCAGCAGCGCGGCCGCCACGGGGGCGGCCATCTGCGCCGTGCTGGCCAGGCCGCTGTAGATGCCGCTGGCCAGACTGCTGTCGAATTCGGGCGTCGTACTGCCCTCGATGATGTCGGCCCGGCCGAGATCGCGCCGGGCCTGCCGCTGGTAATGCGCGGCAGCATCGCCGCCTACGGCATCGGCGGCAGCCTGGTTGATGCCTGCACGCGCGCGCAGCGCGCCGGCTCGCACCGATCCGGCCAGGCCGCTGGCCACCGAGGATGCGCTGGCCTGCGGGCCGGTGATGGGCCCCATGGATCCATGCTGCGCCACGCGAGCGGCCGCGTCATCCTGCCGGCGCGCCAGCGCGGATGCGCCCTTGAAGTCGAATGCTTGCGGGTCGGCCGGCGCAGACTCCAACACGCTGGGCGGCTTGCTGAACAGGCCCTTGATGTCGGCCAGTAGTTGCGAGAAGAACCCGGACTGGACAGGCTCCGGCTTGACCGGCTGGGCGTCGGGGATGTCGTCGAAAAGCCCAGCATCTGCCCCGCTCTTGGCGTCGGGCAGATCGTCGAAAAGTCCGGCCATTTACAGTCCTTCCGTGCTCACCCCCCAATCTTTCAGGCGTTGCAGCACAGCCGCGCGGTCCTTGCCCTTGGCGATGGCGGCGCGCGCCTGCTCGCGCACGGCCTCGGGGGTCGTTCCTTTGGGCAGCCCGATTGTTCCCCCGGGCTGGCCGGGCGACGGACTTTTGTTCGCGCCCGGGCGGCCCTGGGCCTCCCAGCGCGCAAAGCTCTTGTCGCTCACAGGCAAATCGTTGGCGTCGATCCAGCCGTAGTAGGCCCGCAGCGCGTTCTGGTCCACCTCCATCTCGCGCGCGCCGGTCAGCGGGTTGACGACAGGCCGGCCCTTTTCGTCCAGCTTCGGAACCTTCAGCGTGTTGATGATGGTCGAGGTCAGGGCGCGGTCCCTCTGCCCGGCCGGCGCGCCCGGGGCCTGCCCAGCGCGGCTTTCGCGCGTGGCCTCGGCGCGCGCGTTGCTGGCATTGGCGCTGGCCTTGGATGCTTCGGCCGCAGCCTCTCGCCGCTCCTTCAGCGCCTGCTGGGCGCCCTCGAAGATGTCCAGCAGCGCCTTGCTGCCCACGTCCATGGAGCCGGTGGCGCTGTTCATGCTCACCCCGGTGCTGCCGACGTTCTGGAACACCGGGCTGCCGCCGTGGCCAGCAAAGCGGGCCTGCGCGCCCAGCGTGGGCGCGATGCTGCCGTCGAGCACGCCCTGGGTGATGTCCGACATCTGGTTAGCCGACCGCGCGTTGGCCATCTGCTGCACGTTGCTGCCGGTCATGTTGGTGTTGAGCGACAGGCCCAGCGATTTGTTGATGCGCGCCAGCAACTGCGGGTCGATGGGGGGCGGCTCGGGCGGGCCCATGCCGTCAGCGGCCATGCCGCCCGTCTGCTGGTAGCGCTCGATGGCGCCGCGCTGAGACAGCGGCACGTTGTGCTCCAGCAGCACAGCCTTCATCGGGTCGCGCATCAGGCCCAGGCGCTCGGCCAGGATGGCCGCCTCGGTGGCGGCTTTTTCGGCGCCGGCCTGCTGGTGCGCCATCTGCGCCGCTTTCAGGCCGGACTCCATCGCGGCACGCTGCCGCGCGCCGTCTGCCAGCACGAAAGCCTTGATGGCCTCCCCGATGCCCTGCCCGGCTGCCAGTCCGCCGCCGTCCGTGATGGTGAAGCTGCTCATTTGAACCATCCATTGAACTTGTCGCGGAATGCGTCCACGAACCCGCCGCCGCCCATGCCGGCATCCTGCGCCCACAGCGCAGCCGTCTGCTGGCTTCCCGGCATCGTTCCGTACTTGCTGGCGATGCCGGCTGCAGACAGGCCGCCGCCTGAGGCTCCCATCAAGCCGGCGCTGCCTACACCCTTGAGCACGCTGCCGATGAACATCTGCGTCGGATCCGTCACCCCGGCCGACTGGATGGCGATCTGGTCGGCCGCCTGGTTGCCTCGGCTGAAGCTGTTGAGCTGGTCGATTTTCTGGCCGGCGTTCATCAGGCCAATGGCCTCGTCGGTGCGAAGCCGCCCGGCGCTGCTGACCTTACCCAGCAGCCGCGCCAGGACCTGCGCGTTCTGCAGGGCCTGCAGGTCACTCTTGGCCTTGGCCGCCTTGTAGGCGTCGGACGTTTCGCCCTGCGTGGTCTGCTGCTCGGCGCGGATGGCCTGTGACTCGCTGACCGGCGCGGCCAGATTCTCGGCCGTCTGGTCGGCAATCTGCTGCTGCTTTTCGGTGCGCGCCTCGGGTGCGAAGTCCTGGGCGGCCCGCATGGCGGTTTGCTCGCCCTGAATCTGGAGCTGGCGCTGGCGCTCCAGGCCCTCGCGGATGGCCTGCTGCTGCCGGCGCAGCGCGTCCTGCTGCGCCTGATGCTGCAGGTACGATCCGCCGATCATGGCGGTCAGCGCCGCTATGGTAAACGGGTCCATGGACTCCTCCTTTCGTCAGGAAACCCGGCTGCCGCCGTAGCTGGATGACGTGCCGGACACGCCGTACCACTGCGGCCGCATGCCCTGCTGGTAGCCCTGATTGACCTGGTTCATGTAGTACGCCTGCCCGATGTTCTGGAACAAGTCTCCGATGCTGGCGGCCGTGCGCTGGCCCACGGCCTGGCTGGCGTTCACGTCCAACCCCTTCAGCGCCATGCTGGCGGCCGTGCCGGTGTCGATGCCGGACTGCGCCATGCTGATGAGCGAGCTGCGCGTGCGCTCGTCGCTGGACTTGAGCGCCGCCGCTGCGTCGTCGGCCAGCCCGCCCGCCTTCAGCAGCCCCTCGTTGGTCACGCGGTTGATTTCCGCGTTGCTGTCCACGTCCAGGCTGCCGCCGAGCTGGCCGGCGCGCGCCAGGCCAAATCGGTTCTGGCGCTGCGCCAGCGCGGCCTGCCGGTCCACCTCGCGCTTGTTCAGGTCGTACACGGCATCGCGGTGACTCGTGTAGAGCGCATCGCGCCCAGCCCCATTGAACACGCTATTGATGGCATCGGTGGCTGCCTTGATGCGGGCCTGCCGCTCCTCCTCCATCTGGCGCGCGCCGCCATCGCCACCGCCGCCGCCTCCGCCTCCGCACATACTCAAGCCTCCAGCATGAAACTTGCCCCCACGCGCATGAAGCCCATGCGCTCGTACATCGTCACGGCCGCATCGCTGCCCGTCGTGACGCCCGGTCTGATTTGCTTGGCGCCGGCAATCCGCGCCCACTGCACGAATGCCTGCACCAGCCGGCAGGCCGCCAGCCCGCCGCGCCGGTCCTCCAGCACGAACAGCGCCAGGTCGCTGGCCACCATGTCCTTGCCGAACCAGCTCGGCGTCACCTGGCCGGCCATGCCGCCGATCACATCCCCGTTTTTATCCTCGGCCAGCACTACGAACTGACTTTTGTCGATCAGCCCGCCCAGCGTTTCCTTGAGCACATCGACATCGAAATCCATGGACGCATAGCTGCTTTTGGCGTGCATCTCGCGCCCCAGCGCGCACAGCGCTGGCAGATCGTCGTGGGTGGCCAGGCGCAGCCTCATACCGGCCCCAGCTCGTCGTAGTACAGCGTCACGGCATCCAGCCGGAACTGCCGCGTGTCGTTGTTGCGAAACCGCAGCGAGAAGCTGGTGCCGTCGCACATCAGCGACACCATGCCCTGCGGCCGGGTGTTGCCCTCCACGTACACCTCATCGGTGAACAGGTTGCGGTTGCGCTCGTCGTAGCCGATGGAAACATAGGCGCCGCCTTCCATCACCACGTCCATGCCGTAGATCACCTTGCGGATTCCTGGTGCCTTCAGGTCCATGTATGGGAGCTGCAGGACAACCTCGTAGGGATCCCCCCAATCGGAGCTTGATTCATCGTCCAGCCTATACACCTTGTCGCCGCAGCGGATGTAAAGCGTGCGGCCGAGCTGCGCGAACGCATCGACCGGAAACGGCATGACGTAGCGGCTCCAGGCCGCGATGCGGGCCGTGCGCGATAGCGAATAGACAAACACCTCGCTGCCGATGGCGCACACATACTGCCCGGTCCCATAGAAGTAGGCGGCGCGCGGCTTGATGTTGGTCTTGGTCATCGGCCGGATCAGCGGGTCGATAGGGCTGCCCACATCCACGTCGGCCAGGTTCTGCGTGAGCTGCAGCGTGGTCACGCTGCGAAAACCGTAGTCCGACAGGAAAAACAGGTCGCCGGCCACGTTGGCGATGCTCATCGGAAAGCTGGTGCCGACGTTCTCCACGATGTGCATCAGGCCCATCTGAGCCGGGTCGGGGTCGGCCCGCCACACCTGCACGCCGTCCTTGGTCAGCACGGCCAGGTTCTTCTGGTAGATGCCAAGCGCCAGCGCGTTGCGGTCGCCTCGCGCGTTCAGGCCGGTCGGCAGAAACCCGGCATCGTTGGCACTGCTCCAGTCGCGCGGGTTGCCGGTGGCGCAGTAGCGCACCACGTCGCCATCGACCGCGAATATTTTGCTGGCCGCCTTGACCACGCCGCCGGTGCGCGGGCAGTTGCCATCGTCGATGTGCGTCTGCGCGCTGCCGTCTAGGTAGTGATGATTGCGGCCGCCGCCCGCATACTCGGTGGCCACGTAAATCTTGCCGTTGAACACGTCGAAAAACGGCACATCCAGCAACGGCCGATCGGAATCATCGCTGAATGGCACCGCATGCGCTTCGAACAGCGGGTTGGAATGCGTCACGCTGCCTGGCCCGTAGAAGGTGTGCAGCTTGCCGAAGGCCGCGCCAAGCCCTACCGTCCCTGGCTCCAGATCCTGCACCAGCGTCAGCCCCGGGCGTTTCTGCGTGGCCAGGCCCGTGGTCACGTAGGCGTTTTTCATCTCCAGCAGCCGGTTGGCGTCGGAGACGCTGGCGCCCTTGCGCAGGTCGATGCCCAGGTCGAAGCGGTCGAATGTGATCTGCGCCATGCGTCAGGCTTTCAGGCGGTAGCCGTCTGAGGTCTTGACGACCTGCTGCATGCTGCCGTTGTACGGAACGCCGGCAAAATAGCGCCGGTTCTCGTGCTGGCGGCTCTTGACCTTGGACAGCATGCGGTCGAAGCTGGCCGCGATGGCCTGCGCATCGGGCTGGCGGAAATGCGCCTTGGCGATGGCCAGTGCGTACTGAAACAGCAGTCGGCTGGGCACGCCCGGGCGGTCGGTCGGCTGCTCGAAACGCGGCTTGATGCCGATGTGCTCGATGATGGCCGTGTACTGCTGCGTCGGCACTGGCCAGACTTCGAGCTGCCCGTTGAGCGTGTCGTACCGCTGCGGCCAGGACGTGCCGGGCCAGGATCGGTTGGCCTCTGTGATGCCCTGTGTCATCCGCAGCACCTGCACCTCGCTGATCTTGACCCACACGGCCTGCACGCCTTCGGGCTGGATGTCCTCGTCGGTGGCGTCGTCGTGCCAGTCGTACAGGCTGCTACCAGGAAGCAGTGTCAGCAACGTGCGCTTCTTCTCGCCGGGCGGATTCAGCTCGTCATACAGGTAGTCGTGAGCCTCCTGCAGCATGCTGGTGAGCATGGGGCCATTGGACTGCGCGGCCGAGCCCTGTGCCATGAAGCCCAGGCGGCTGCGCAGCTCGGCCAGCAGCTCGCCAAGGGTTTTCTGTCGCTCGCGGAATCCGTCCATGCGGCCCTCACTTGAACAGGCCGGCCTTGCCGGCAACGAACACAACAGCGGCCGACGCCGAAGCCCAAACAGCGCTCATCACCCACTCGGCAGACCTGGCCTTGACCGGCTCTGACACCTCCAGCGTGCGCAGCCGGTTGTCCAGCTTCTCTATGGAATCGGCCAGCCTCTCAAGAGCCGTGGACGCGGACGCCTGACGCTCCTCCACCAGCGCCAGCCTGGTCAGCGCGTCGGCGAGCTTGGCCATACTGGCCTTCAGCTCGTCCTGCCCGCGGCGCATCTCGTCCATCCCTTCGCGGATGCGCTGAATGTGGTGCGTCAGCCGCTCGATGCGCACGACTTCGTTGTGCTCGGCCGCGATGATGTGCAGGCCGTCAGTCATGCGCAATGCTTCCCATTCGGGTCAAAAACGTCGAGCAAGTGATCGCACAACCACTTGGCCAAGTAATACCGCCACCCGCAGTCCCGCTTGAGATACCGAATCAAGCGGGACGTCACAAGATGCTCGCCGCGTCGTGGCAGGTCAAGGAACACCAGCGATGCGATGGTGTACTGCGCCAGCACGTCCATCAAATAGCCGACCGCCAGCGCCGGAGCGCCGAGTACGTAGCCGACGCGAGGAAGCCGGCCGTCCAGATGCGCGCGGTACAGGCCCATGACCACGATGTAGGCGTACCAGAACAGCCACAGGTACAGCAGCGGAAGAAGGACCGCCCACATGGTCATAGCCTCACTTGCGCGGCCGCGCGGAAAATGTCGTCAAGTTGCTCGTCGGTCATTCCGAGCGCCTGTGCGGCCTGATTCAAGAACGGGCTGCTACGCTCCCAGTTCTGCGTGTCGTGTAGCGCGACTTCTGCAACCGCACGCTGCGTGGCGTCAGGGATAGCAGCCACGAAGTCCAGCACCTGCTGCCACAGGCCCATCTGGATCAGAACCACCTTACCTTGAGCGCGAGACACTGCCGCCCGCGCGCGCCATTGCTCGATAGTCTCCGGCTCGGGCTGCGGCTCAGGATCAGGCTGTGGCAAGTCTTCAAACGCCCACTCTTGCCCCAGCCACCTAGCCCGCTTGCCATCCGGCACCATCGGAGGGTCAGCATCTACCGCACCGGCAGGGATCAGAAACACCCCCGGCTCAAGAGGGGACTCAAACGCCGTAGCAAACCCAACGAAGTACCCTTGTTCGTCCAACTGAATAACTTGTTTCATTCGACACCTCAGAATTTGATACACGCTAACAAGGCAACGTTGCGTGGGCGGTTTTCGGAACCGTTCGAAGTGCCGCCTGTTGCGGTTGACGGGTAGCTGCTGTTGTACCAGGCGGATTCGGGCATGAACAGCAAGCCCGCCATTGAACCAGAACCGTTCGCAACAGACTGGTAAGAGTGCGTATGGCTCTGCATCTGGTGGCCCTGCGCTGAACCGAACGCACGACCGGAATCGACTCCTCTACCACCGTCCCAGCCGCGAATGAACTCACCGCGCAGGTCCGGCAGATTGAAGGTCGTGCTGCCGTCTCCTGTTCCGAAAGTCGTTCCGATGGCGTTGAACAGCGCTGCGTAAGTGGTGCGCGACACGGCTGCGCCGTTGGCGGCCAGCCAGCCGGCAGGCGGGGAAGACGCGGCGAAATGAGTAACCACGCCAGCCGGTACGCCGCTAACAGCAACCGCAATCCAGCTAGTCCCGTCACTCACCAGCGTCCACGAACTGCCAGCAGGCATGTACTGCGACGCAGCGCCGGGGCTAGGCACTGCCCCGTTGATGACACCACTCGGAGTGGTCACCGTGATCGCGGCCGCAGGACCAGTTGAAACCAGCACCGACATACCAGGCAGAGCCGATGGCGTCGGCAGCGTCACCGTGATGCCGTTCGTGTCGGTGTAGAACAGCTTGCCGGCATCTGACGTGGTAACGGTCGTGTCAGCCGTGATCGTCTGCACCCCGCTCACACCGCCCATGTGCCGCCATACGAACTCGGTCGTGGCCACCTTGGTCGTACT